AAAGGTATAACATTTTCTTTTGGTAATTCTATTTTTTCATTTACATTTCCACCTGGGCTATAAATATAATGGCTTATAAGTTCTTTTCCAGGCACAACTCTTATCCAATCTGGTCTTAAAGGCCAAATCTCATAAGGCTCTCCTGTATCTTCATCTCTGAACACAACCCAATAAGCCTCTCCTGTTAGCTCTAAATATATTTCTGTTGCTTCTACTAAATCATAAAAAGTAAACAACGGGTTTACATAATGCAACAAACTAATTGCTTGGTGCATATAAATCGGTGTTGTTCTCCTATCCTTTGTCGTAAAATCTACATTGTACAAATTCAACTCTACAGACGCGACTTCTTGCGTAATTGCTGAAATAGCGGAATACGCATAGCCTGTGTAAGCCTTTAAATAATCCTCAGATTTCCTTGGGGGTGGTTGGGGAAATGACCTCACCGTAGATGAGTCGAGGTATATTTCTTTTTTACTTGTCTTTGCCATATGCTTCTATATTATCATTTTACTACCAAAAAGCGAATTATAAAATAAACATTTCTGGTTGGTTGTATAGTAAATCCGCATACGCTATCATCAGCGCATCCGCTTTATCTGGTGAACCACCAATACGTTTTTTCATCTCCGACTTGGGTTCAATCTTTATTTTTCTTTCACTACCATATTTATATCTTATCTCCGTCAATTCTTTCTTCAGCTCGGCATCATTTGGTATGCTGATTCTACTTTTTCCTTTAACTGGTTTAAACTGCTCTCTCAAATTCCAATACAATTCCGCCCTAAGATTAGCAAACTTTGCTTTTTGTTCTTCTGAAGAAGCCCCTTCTCCAACATTCACCTCTTCAACTTTATACTCTAACTCATACAACCTGTCATAAACACCACTACCTATACCAATCACATCAACACCAAGCGTATCAGGCGTATCTTCATCCAAAAATTCTCTCGCCCACCCCACTATCTGCATTGTGTCCATCTTTTCTATCTGTTCTATCCTCTTCACCACTCCACCTTCTCTATAAATATAAACTGTACTATCACCACCAAACCTAGCCACATCCAATCCAGCCTGCTTGTGGTCGCCCTCACAACCTTCCTGTTCAACAGCCAACTCTATCCAATCTTTAGGAATTAAAGAATCTACTGCACCTCCTTTTGGAAACTTACACTTATAAAAGATTAAATACTCCAACTCTGACATTTCTTCTTTTGCTTCATCTAAAAAATCCTGTGTTATTCTTCTTTCTCTTAATGCCTGTTTTTCATCAACACTTATCTTATAATATCTATCATTTCTAAATGTCGCCCCAAAATGATTGTCTTCAAATGGATTTCCCAACTGCACCAACTTACCTTTTTCTACTCCACCAACCATTCTCAAAATTCTAGAAAACATCCCATCGGGTAACAAAGAAGATTCATCAATGACAACCATAGTAGCACCAAATCCCATCAACGCATTAGCCTCTTTCTTCACCTCTCTCGCATTGGCGGTCAGAATAAATATCTCACTGCCATTAATAAAAGTAATTCTGTTTTTGCTTCTCTCTTGCTTCAATCTTTCCAAAGAACCTGAAAACTCAATAGTTTTAGTAATTATGTTGCTATCAAAAAGATGGTCAATTACCATTCCCATGATAATTCCAGCCTGTTTTCCAGAAGGACCAACAATAAGTATCTTTTCTCTTCTAGAAACAGCCGCCATAATTAACGCCATCGAGGTAGTTTCCGATTTTCCATACTGAGTAACCGCCTTTACAGCCACGCGAGTTATATCTGGCTCATAAATAGCCTTAAATATTTCAGCCTGCCCTTCAGTCAGCTCGAACGGTTTCGACTGTCTGTTCTGGAAGAATGCTCTTGCCATTTTCTGATATTTGTTCAACTTCCGCTTCTTCACCATCTATTAAATGTATAATTTTATTAATTTCCTCATGAGGATTTATAACTTCTAATCTTTGTTTAGTGCCAAATTCCTCTGGCCACCTTCTTGCCAATACTTCTAAAGCCAATCTTCCATCTTCCTTTGACTGTATGTTAACAATCATTATCAACTTCCTCTTGTACTTAGCTATACTCTTCTCAACTTTCAATTTAAATTTTTTATCCTCATTTAGCCACCTGTAGAAAGTACCCTCCACCACGCCAGACAACATAGCCGCATCTTTTTTAGTCATACCACTCTCCAAATGCTTATAAAGCTCCTCTCTCATTGCTTGATTGTACTTAGCCATATTCACATTATATGCTATTTTCCAAAAAAATAGTAGCGCACTCTCTTTTCACACCCCGCCCATAACCTTCTTTATAACCAATTCTGCACTTCTTTTCTTATAGCTAACTATTCTACTTCCCCACTTCTTAACCAACTTACTATTCTGTAACATTTCCAAATCGTAGTTCCTTACCGAACTCAATCCCCCAGGAGTTGTTATGTGTCCACAGTTATAAACCCACTTGTTATTTCTTAAAATCTTTCTATACTTCCTAAGAACCTCTATCGCCATGTCATAATCTTCATTCATGTGTAAATCTACTGAATACCTTATTTTTGGGTCTATATTTCTTATGGCAGTAAATGGGCCTAACACAACATTGGTAAACGAAAATGGACAATACTCACGATACATTCTTGGGTCTATTAGCAAATTTACTCCCCACATTATTGTTCCCGCCTCTTTGCACATTTGAAACATATTCTCGGCAAATAAACAAAAATATTCCCAATCTACTTTATGGTGCGCTCCCCCCTCATGATACCCAACCCATTTAATGTCGTCATCTAACATAATTACATCTTCTCCAGGATAAAGGTCTAATACAGCATTTCTTTTCTTACTTATATTTCCATCCTTTTTGTCAGGAATGGTTTGTATATTAGCTTCTGGGTTCTTCTGCCTATACTCTTCTTCTTGGCTTTCTGGAATAACCACAATAGCTCCAGTAGCCCATTTTAAAGTTACTAAACTATCTGCCCTCTTATATGAAGGAATTACTATTTTCATTTTTCTAATATTTTAATCAACTTCTTACCGCTTACAACTCTCCCAACTCCTCTTGCTTCCGATTTATTCCCTGGCACCTGTTCAATTTTTAAACCAAGCTTCTCTCTAACAAATCCCCAATCAACTACATTGTCAAAAGTAAAAATCACATAATTTTGCGCCTCCAATATTTCTGACGCAAACTCCTCATCTCCCTCTACTGGTTCATCTACCTGAAACATCTTCTCCATCTCTTTATCATCAAATCCAACCTCCTTTAATTCTTCTTCATCAAAATTTGCCAACATATCAAAATCCCAATGTCCTAAGTTTTTATTTAACCTAAGATTCAATTCTCTTTCCCTCTTCTCTGAAAGGTCAACATACACAACTGGTGCAGACTTTTTTCCCATTTCTTTTAAAATATAATATCTCTGATGTCCTCCAACAATAACATTCTTTCTATCTTTATTTTCATTTACAATTATTGGTTCTACCATGCCAAATTCAGTTATGGATTTTCTAAGCTGAGCCGCCTCTTTCTTATCCATACCCCTTGGGTTATATTCTGCTGGTTTTAATAACTCTAACTTTACTTGCTTTACTTCCATATTTTTATTTAATTTTTAATTTTCTTTTTTCTATCTCCTTTATTATATCTTTCATTTCCTTAACGCTCAACTGCACGTCATGCTTATTCTTTATTTCTGCCAATCTCTTTTCTGATTCTTTCTGTCTTTCAATCGGGTCCATAAACCTATCCATATCATCTGGTAGATTAATAACAGGCATGCCCACCGCCCAAGATTGTAGGGTCTTGTTGTTAGATTTATACTTCCCTCTTTCATCACCAATCGGGTCTGGCATTAACACCGCATCAGCCTTTACAAGCTCCGCATGAATCCCTGGATAAGAATACGCCACATTAGTAACTTGTAAATTTTTATAGGCTAATGGAGGATTATAGGGCTCATTAGAAATCACAATTAGCTCCAACCCTTTTTGGATTAATTCATCAAAAGTTCTAGTTATATACTGCACGTTCTGTCCATACCCAAACCAAACCACTTTTGACATTCTTCCCTTGTGGACTTTTTTAACAGGCTTGTGCTCTGGAATATAAATTCTATCTGGTACACATTGCACCAATGCCTTAGGGCGCATTTTTCTTATGTACTCTGCCAAGGGTTCGGTAGAGGTTGTGACCGCATCAACCTTATCTATAAACTCAAAAACAGGCTTTCCTTCTAACCAATCGGGGTCGCACAAATCCATTATCATATTCCCCTTAAATTCATCAAGCATATTACGCCAGTAGACTTTCTGAAAAACTATGGTGTCATATTGCCCACCCATTTGATAATCTTCCGCCTCTGGCCAATAATTCAAAAGCCACTTTACTCTTATCCTTGACGAGCCAACAGAATTCTTCCTACGGTTGTCAAACTTCTCCATGCCACAAAACCCTATATTCTTTTTCATTTATTTATTTCCTTTTTTAATAATTCAAAATCATGCTTACTAACCAGCTCCTTGTTTATATCTGCCAATTTAATCTTACCAGATTTTATGTCCTCAATAATTTGTCCCCTCTGTTCTGCAATTTGCACCAATTGAAAATTGCTATTCTGCAAATCTGTTATTCTTCCCTTGGCGTTCCTCCACAATCTTTTGTAATCAGTCTTTTTTCCCATCTTTTCCTTTCACTTCTTCACTTATTAACTGCTTAATGATACTCAACACTTTGTCTTGTTGTTTTTTTACCACATCTAATTGTGTCTTCTTCTGATTATGCTCTTTATTCATGGGTTCAGTAATTGTCAAATAATTAGTGAGGCCATAATCTATTTCTATACGCACCACTTTTTCTAACACCTCGTTATAAATGGTAACAAGCACTTCTAGCTTTTCAGTTAGGCGAATTTCTCTTTTTTTAAGAACTTCATCAATAATCTCTTTCATTTCTATGTCTTTCATTTTTTTAATACTACTTTTTTAATAACAGGCATAAATCGAGCCTTAACCAAATCTACTTTAGAATGACACCTTTCACAATAAGTAATGCCATTCTCCAGCTCAAATCTCAAATCTGGATAATTGGCAAACGACTTAATATGATGCGCCTCCAAACTACCCCCTACTTGTCCACATTTCCTACAAGTGTGCTTATCTCTACTAAACACATCCCCTCTCCACTCCTCATATTTTTTAGAATTTCTTATACTAACCGACTCAGGCGTAATTCCACCCCTCCAATTTGGATGGTTCTTCTTGTTCTTAAATCTTTTCTTTTGGCCAAGACTCATATTAGTTAAAGACTTTTCAGAATATTTCCTACCTTTTAGAGCTTTTCCAATTTTCGCCTTTGTTTCCTCACTGTGCTGATACCCACGCCTGCCAGCAACAGCATTGGCCACATGTTCTTTAGACAACTTCTTTCCCTTGTGGGCAATGCTCAGTTTCTTCCTCAAACCATCTGACATTTTTTTCCCAGACCAAAATTTATACCCTTCATGCCCCTTAACAAACTGTCCAATTTTATTTCTTTGTGCTATCATTGTAAACATAATTATACCATTAATTAGCAAACTACACTATCCCGACTGTTTTAATTACCTGCTCCCATTGAGAAACAAAAACATCAAAGTTAAATAATTCTCTAGCTGTCTTCTTTCCCGCCTGACCGATTTTTATAGCCAACTCAGGCTCATCAAGCACTAGGCGTTTAATTAATTTTGCAGTCGCTTCTGGGTTGTCCATAACTCTTGGGTCTTTTATCTCCTGTTTGCTTGTTAAAAATCCATTTACGCCATCTTCAATAAATGCACTAGCATCCTGATATGGTGTTGTAACTACGCACGCACCAGACAACATAGCTTCTGTTCTAGCTCTTGGTCTTGGTGATTGCCATGCTGGAAAGAAAAACACTAAACTTCTGCCTAAATATTCTCTGTACTCGTCAAAATTGTGCAATTTCTTATCTACTCCAACCCAAGTAAAAGGCACCCCCAACTCACCCAACATTCTCCTAACAGTAGTTAAAAACACCCTTCTATACGCCTTCTCCATTCCCGCAGGTGACATTACCGTTACCGCCCTTGGCTCTTTAGGTAAATCCCACCACTCATCCACTTCTAATCCATGCGTTAATGTATGACCCCAACCCCATTGCTTTGCCGCCTCAAATGAATTGACAATCATAAAATCATCTCCCACCATTTTCTTAATCCACTCCACCACAAAAGGCGAAGCGTACTTATCGTGGAAAGGGGTCATGTGGTTTATAACAATCACAGGACAATCATCCCCAATACTCTCCCTAACTTCTTGAAAAATCTTACCCTTGCTTATTCTGTCATCTTTTTCTGGATTGTAAATACTCTGTTGGTCTAAATGCAAAATGGCAAAATCATACGTGTTCTTCCTAAATGAACTTACCCACTTCATATTCTCAGGAAAAGGTCTAGAAGAAGCACCCCACCTTCTGTACGGATTAATCAATAAATCATAACTATCGACAAAAGGAAGCTTTGCCAATTCGTATTGATGCGCCACATGCCATGGACACTACGGAACACCAAATACTTTAAGCTTCTTTTTTATAGATGTTTTATACTTTATTTCTTTGGTGTTCAGGTGGCAACACCACCTTTCTTGTGTAATCTATTGTGCTCTCCCCAAGAGACTACTTTCAAATTATCAATATCATTATTCAAACCATCTCCATCTTTATGATGGACAATTTCTTTTGTGCTTAATTTTCTTTTTAAATGTTGTTCCATTTTATATCTATGTTCTGCTATATACTTTCCATTAATTTTTATTCTGCGATAAGTAACCCTACCGCTTCCTGATTTATAATATTTATATCCCCCATTCCACGCATGGTGTTTTTCCTTTGACTTAAACTTAACTCCAAATTTATTCCCCCGCTTCCAACCTGTGGGCATTTTCTTTCCACTAGCTTTTTCAAAACATTTTTTACACCTTTTGGCTCTTCTGTCGCAAACCCCACCACACTCAACACACTTTCCTTTTTCCATGAAATAATTTTATCACATGCCATTGACAATCCCAACACCTTAAATTTCTTCTTTAAACTGGTTTTAAATTTGCTCATCTTTTTTGTATAAATTTTATTGCATCTTCTTTTTGCCCTTCACTCACTTCTAATCCAATATTGTCTATCAATCTTTCCACCACCACTTTTGGTTTACTCACCAACTCTTCAAACTTAACAACAGTAATATCATACTGTTTTTCTATTTCATTTTTCTCCAATAGTTCAACCATAAGATTAACATAGAAATTGGTTATGTGCAATGCTCTGCCAAACTCCATTCCCTTCGCTCTCATAACCGACTCTGCTATGTCAATAGGGTTCCTAAATGTAATCACCAGCTTAGGGTTTCTTAAAAGCGGAACCCAATACTGGTAGGTCAAAGTCATGTTGGCCTTACATCCCCACACGTCATTCAC